TTAATCACTTGTAGGAAAATAATATCAATCTAATGGATTACTTTTAGGATTATCATCAGAATCTGATCAGTCATCTCAGTAATTAAACCTATTTCAATTACAATCATACCCATCAGGATCAAATCTAGTTCATGTTGATTTGTGTATTCCTTGTCTGTTAAAACCTTCTACATTAAATCAATATTTATCATATCAATCCTTATTATATCAGAATTTATCATATCAAGATCTATTTAATCAATTACTGTCAAATCAATTTTTATCATATCAATATTCATCATATCAATAATCATCGTATTCATGAATTTCTGCTTCATGAACTCAATATCCCTGTCTACTAACATATTCTTGGTTTTTAGCAAATTCAATTTTATCATTTTTCTCATACCAATATCTACTATATCAATTTTTATCTATTCAATCAGGATTAAACCTAGTTCATGTTAATTTATGAATTCAGCGCGTGTTAAAACCATCTTTATCATATCAATCTCTATCAAATCACATCTCATTATATCAGTCTTCACCATAATTTAAAAAGGAATTAATATCATATTTAAGGTTATATTGGTATTTCCTATTACTATCAAGTCCTTTACTTCTATGTACTCATATTTTATCAAAGTGTGTCTGTCCAATGAACTCCACAAAATCCTTTTTTGTTATATCTATCTCTTTTAGTTCATTCAAACTAAAGAGAAAATATTTATCTTTTCATTCAGAAAGTATCCTTTTATCACCTTCTTTTTTGTATATTCCTTCCAAAACAGAAAATTTTTGAACAAAAAATTTAGTCTTTCAAACAGATGTAACACAATTTCTATTAGACAAAATTCGTAATATATTGATCGATGATTCTGCGTTTTTTTGTAATCTTTTTCATTCTAAAAAATATTTAATATTTATTGATACGATTTCTGATGGTAATAATTCAAGCTTAGGTAGCTGTTTGTTTGCATCCAATTTCCCTTGTTGAGGATTTATTAGAAGAAAGGATACACGTTTTCAATAAGTATTATCAACTATTTCTAGATAAGCATCTGAAAAATCCCTAGCTTTCAAATCTCAACATTTATTTATGCTCAATATTAATCACTTTTTATATATGTTTATTGTATCAGCTCAGTTAACATTATTGTTAGTTAAACATTTATTTTGACATTCTGAACAACTATATAGATTTTGTCATAAAGATTTGTACAACATGTTTATATAACTTAATACTAAAATAATTAATATTATTTATAACATATAGATTAATTTTGATATTATTAATATTGAATTTTATTTCAAACCTCATTTAAAAAATGAGACGTGAGGGGAGTGGAGGAAGAACAATTAACTCCTATGCCAGAAAATGTAATAGTTAATAACATTTTATTTACACAATATCAGAGACAATTAATGCCTAATTTTCAGATGGGATATGCGAGGGGAGTTTCCACTCAAAATTTACAGTGATGGAATTTTTCTAATTGATAGACTCCCCCGTTTTGACATAAAAAATTTTAATATGTAAAGATATGAATAAAATTTAAAATAATATAATATTTGTATAAATCATATAGAAGTAAAAAGAAGAAAAAAATCTGATCAAATAGAAGTGATAATTAAAAATCATGAGAGTATAAAAAATGATGAAAAATGGCATAAAATGAGAAAATAGAGAAAATTTTAAGCGATGTTTTTTGTGCTGGGTGGTATATATTGTTCCACTTTGAATAAAAACGTGTCTTATTTTCACGCAATATGATATACTAGGTAAGAACTATCAAAACCTCAAATTTACCATATTTAAGAAGAAAATATATTCAAATAAGGGGAGTTTGAAACTTAAAAATATTAAGACTGCCCTGAAAAAATTATTTTATATTGAAATTGTTATATTAATTTTTATAGTATGGTTAATACGATGGTCATAAGTGATCTTTATTAGGAAAAGTTGTTAAGTAGCCAGTTAGCTACAAAAAAGTAAGATATTTTACTTTGCACAATGTACCCTGATAAAAAAGAGCCTTAGTTAAGCGATATTTCGGGAAAACTACATGAACAAAACATTCATGTAGTTTTTTTCTTGTTCTAGAAAATAATCCTATGCAAAGGGAAATTTTACACTGTGCGAAGTAGGGTAGAATTAAGTTCAGAACTAGGGTTTAGAATTTCATAGGATAAGAAAGACTGTAGAATGATTTATGGGTGAGTATACGATTTGAATCTTTCTAGATTAAGATGCTGTACTCGAGATGATTTCACTCACCCTGTCATCTTTAATATAGCATCTTCATATAGATGGATTCATTCGTTTTACTCCAAAGACGCTAGTCGACTCTATGATAAAGAGATAAGGCTTAAAACATGAATCAACAGATTTATGAAGATCAGCTTTATCTCTTTTCCTTAATAAAGGAATTGAGGAACATGTTTTATCTTTTTACAAAAACAGAGATGGAAAGAGAATCATTCATTTGGTACTCTTCATTTAGTAATGCAATTAAAGCATTGCCAGATGAAGATCAATTAAAATTGTTTAGGTATATAACCGATTATTGAATTTATGGTATTGAACCAGAAGATTGAAAGACAGTTGCTAATGCATTATTTTGTTTAGTTAAACCTCAAATTGATGCTAATAATAAGAGGTATAAAGATTGAAAGAAATGATGAAGGCCTAAGAAAGACTGGGATTATTCAAAAAAACCAAAGTCTAACCAAAACAAAACCAAAGAAGAACCAAAAACAAACCAAATAGAAACCGAACCAGAAGCTGAGGATTGAGAATTTCATATAATGGACTTTATAGCTGGGGAAAACGAATAAAACAACCGTCGGTTGTTTAGCTAAAACAACTAAAACAAACAATGGTTGATTTAGTAGAATAATATGAAAAGTATAGAGAAGAACTAGGAATTTGCATTAAAACAACCCCTAACGGGTTGAATAAACAACCCCAGTGGGGTTAAAAAGAAAACCCCATAGGAAATTAATAATGAAGATGATAAAGAATATGAAAAATTGAACGTTAATGATCAAATAAAAATAAAATTAGAACAAAAATAGAAAAACATGAAAATAGTTATTGAATAGATTTTAGAATTAATAACTGATAAAAATTATATCAAAAAAACCATAGGTTATGAAAAATAAAAAAATTCTGAAACCTAATGTAAATGTTAATGTGAATGTAAATGTTAATGTGAATGTTAATGAAAATGTAAAAGAAAAAAGAAAAAAACATCATCAAAAAAAGAAAACGTGATGTTCAGCTAAACTTCGTTTAGCGGAAGAAGAGGAAGATGAGGTATTTAAAAGTTGTATAAATATGTAATTAGGCAAATTACGTTTTATTATTTATCGATTATAAACATGAAACAATCAAAAATAATTCAAATCCTAAACACTAATGAGTGGGAGTGAAAATTTGGAAAAATGTATTCAATTACGTTAAAGTTAGAGAATTGAGAAACAATAGCAATAAACAAGAAAAAACCTGATGCTTTTAAGGAATGATTCGTAATTAAGTATGAAGAAGTTGAACCTGGTAAGAAATGGAAGGAAATTAATGATAAAAAGCAGGAGAGTAGTAATTTTAATCCTAGATCTTATTTCACGTCTATAGCTTATCAAATAGCGTTTGATAAGATGTTTAAATGAGAAGATGATTATGATAATTCAGTTAGATTAGCTAAAAAAATATTTGGAGATATGTTGGATAACTATACGTTAAAAATTTAATAAACAATTTGATTTTATATTTGAAGTATTTATATTTATTATGACGCTATAGTAATATAGCAGATGGTCTTTGTCACTTAGTATCGGGATTTCAATTCTCGATAAAAGCAGGCGTGGACTCCTTTCATCCCCCTGCTTTTTATGTTTGATTTTTAAATTATAATTGGTAATCTCAATTTATTATTTAATGGTTTATAAACAATGAAAACATTTGATGAAAAGCTTAATAATTTATTAAAAAGCGAGCCAACATTTGTTGATGATGCTGGAAGGCTTCTAGAGTGAAAATTACAAACTTCGGCATTAACAAATGATCCAACATTAATCAGACTTTTACTTTCTGATGATTCTATAAAAGAAAAGTTTTTTGTTAATATAGATTGAATATCACTTTTCAAAAGTGATGTTTTTATTAACTATATATCTTACAAGAATTTTTTAGATAATTCTTACACTAAATACAAAAATAGAATTTGACTTAGAGGTAGGTGAAAATTCTATAAAGACTCTTGAGATGTATCTTTAGTTTGGCCATTTAAAGATTGTGTTCTTGAATGATGACAAACCAAAGAAGATGAAAAGAAAAAAGAGATTTTTTTTAATGAAATATTGGCTCAAGATGAAATAGATAAATTATTCTCTCCTAAAGTTTTTACAAACTTAAAGAAATATGATGAATCATGAGAACATCAAGTTGATTGATTTACTAAAGATGAAAATGGATTTATCCTTGATAATTTCGTAATTAAATGAAATAATTTACTTACATTACATTCTTTAAAAAAGAAATTTAGATGAAGAATTAAATTAATCTATATCGATCCTCCATATAATACATGAAATGATTGATTTAATTATAACGATAATTTTAATCGTTCTTCGTGGTTAACGTTTATGAAAAATAGACTAGAAATAGCCAGAGAATTACTTTCATGGGATTGAAGTATTTATGTTAATATTGATTATAACCAAGTTCATTATCTAAAGGTATTAATGGATGAAGTATTTTGAGAAGATAATTTTCAACGTGAAATTATTTGGAGAATGTGATTTTTGTCATGATATAAAACAGCTGTAAATAATTTTATTAGAAATCATGATACTATATTATTCTATTCAAAAGACCCTAAATTACTAGATTTTAAAAAGACATATATAGATAATAAGGATTTTAAAGAACAATTGAAAAAATCAAATGATTTAATTAAGTTTATGAAGAAATATTGATTAGAAGAAAGTCAGGTTGATGAGATTTTACAGTATATAAATCACGATTCAAGATGAGAAAGGTATCCTCTAGAAGATACACGAAATTGTAATAAGTGGGATGATTTAAACAGTATTGCTATTGATAGTTCAACATCAAAAGTAGAAGAAACAGTTGATCTTGATTGAGAAAATTTTAAATGACAAAAACCTGAAAAATTATTAAAAAGAATTATTGAATCTGCAACTGATGAATGAGATTATGTGTTAGATTTTTTCTGAGGTACATGAACTACTGCTGCAGCTGCTCATAAAATGAATAGAAGATATATAGTATGTGAGCAAATGGATTATATTAATGAAACAATAGTTCCAAGAATGATAGATGTCATTAATTGAGATACTTCATGAATATCACAGGCTGTAGATTGGAAGTGATGATGAGAATTTATTTATTGTGAACTTAAAAAATACAATTGAGAATTTATTGAACAAATAGAAACTGCAAAAAATATTGATGAACTTTTAAAGATCCGAGAAGAAATGAAATCAAAAGCATATTTTGATTATAACTTTGATATGAAAGAATTTGAAAATAGTATAGATGATTTTAGAGATTTGTCTCTAGACGAGCAGAAAAAAGTATTAATCGAAATATTAAATAAAAATCAATTGTATGTTAATTTATCTGATATTGATGATGAAGATTTCGAAGTAGATGATGAAGATAAAAAACTAAATTCAGATTTCTATAATTAATTTATCATGTTAAATATTATTTAATGGCTGGGAGTTTTTTATATGAAGAATATGATGCTCTTTCTAAAAGAAACAGATTAGATAAAACTATTCCAGATTATGTAAAAGATAATCTGAATCAGAATTTTAATATTAGAGAATATCAAACAGAAGCCTTTGCGAGATTTATTGATTATTTCCAACTTGATGATATTACATATCCGGTTCATCTGTTATTTAATATGGCAACATGAAGCGGAAAGACTTTTATTATGGCTGGATTGATATTGTACTTATATGAAAAGGGATATAGAAACTTCTTATTCTTTGTTAATTCAACAAATATTATTGATAAGACAAAGCATAATTTCTTAGATACTAGTTATTCAAAATACTTGTTTAATCAGACTATTAAATTTGATTGAAAAGTTGTTAATATACAAGAAGTTGATAATTTCGAATGAGTAAATACAGACAATATAAATATTTGTTTTACAACTACTCATAAATTACATTTAGATTTAACAACGGATAGAGAAAATTCTATTACAATAGATGATTTCAAAAAGGAAAAAATTGTATTAATATCAGATGAAGCACATCATTCTCAATGAACAACTAAAAAGAAATCATGAGAAATTGATCCAGAAGAAAAATCATGGGAAGATACAGTAGAAAATATTTTGCATCAACATAAAAAAAATATTTTGTTAGAGTTTACCGCAACTTTGGACTATAGTGATTCTAATGTTGCTAGAAAATACCAAGATAAGATACTTTACAGATACGATCTTAGGGATTTCAGAAATGAGTGATATAGTAAAGATATAGAACTTTTAAAATCAAATTTCGAAAAAAAAGATAGGATTCTTCAAGCATTAATATTAAATCAATATAGACAAGAGGTTGCTGAAAACAATTGAATATCATTAAAGCCTGTTATTCTATTTAAAGCAAATAAGACGATTGAAGAATCTAAACAGAATCAAGAAGAATTTAATCAATTAATTGAGAATTTATCAGTTAAAGATATCGAGAATATTAGAGATAAATCTGATGTGTTGATAATTCAAAAAGCCTTTAAATACTTCGAAAATCATAATTTATCAATACCACTTTTTATACAAAAATTAAAAACAAATTTTTCACCATCTAAGTGTATTAATGTAAATGAAGCAAATCTTGAAAGTAAAAGTATTTCAAAAACAGATGAACAAGAAGTGAAATCACAATCAACATTATTAAATTCTCTTGAAGATAAGGATAATAAGATAAGAGCTATTTTTGCGGTAAATAAGCTTAATGAATGATGGGACGTATTAAATTTGTTTGATATTGTCAGGTTATATGATACAAGAAGTGTAGATCATGCTACGCCAGGAGAAAGAAATAAAGTCCAAAAACAAACTATTGCTGAAGCTCAATTAATATGAAGATGAGCCAGATATCGAGCATTTTCTAAATGAGATTCTGAAAAAAGTAATAAGAGAAAATACGATAATGATACCGATAATGAATTAAGGATACTTGAGCAATTACACTATCATAGTATGTATCATAGTAGTTATATTTCTGAATTAAGAAATGCATTAATACAAGCATGATTAATGGATGAAAAAGAAACAGTTGAAAGAACTCTTGAATTTAAACCAAAATTTAAACAAACAAATTTATTTCAAGAGTGATTTATATTTTTAAATGATAGAGTTGTAAATACCTATGATTGAGTAAAATCCATATGAGATTTGTGAGTAAAAAGGAAAAATATTGAATATGAATTACGCTCTTGAACATGAAAAGTGGTGGAAGTATTTTCAGATGAGGATGAATTTAATGAACAAAATAGATGAACATTAAAGAAAGAAACTAAAACATTATATTTAAAAGATATTGATACTTATATTATTAAAAATGCTCTTGCAAAGAATGATTTTTACAATTTTGATTCTTTGAAAATCTATTTTAAAGATTTAAGATCTACAAATGAATTTATTACAAATGATAATTATTTAGCATCTCTTTGAATTAATTTTATTTGACCTGCGGATAGAGTAAATAATTTAACAAATCAGGATAAATTCTTAGCTGTTACTGCGTTACTAAATGAAATTGAAAAAGAGATGAAACCTAACATTACTTCATTTAAGTGAACAAAAGACTTTAAACCACACTCACTAAAATCTTCATTCCCTGAAAAACAAGTATTAAATATTGAACTATGAAGTAATAGAGCTAATTGAGAAGAAGAATATTTAAAAGATAAGGATTGGTATGCTTTTAATGCAAATTACTGAACAAGTGAGGAAAAAGAATTCATAAAATTAATTGATACGATGATGGAGAATCTAAAAAAAGAATATGATGATATTTATATAGTTAGAAATGAGAAACAAGTTAAAATATATAGTTTTATTGATTGACAGGCATTTGAGCCAGATTTTATTATGTTCCTAAAGGAAAAGAATTGAGATTTTATGCATTATCAGATTTTTATCGAGCCAAAGTGAGAACATCTTTTTAAAAAGGATGAACGAAAAGAAAAATTCTTAGAAGATATTAAGAATGAAAAAATTGTTAAAGTATTTAAAGATGATGAAAAAATAAGAATAACATGAGTTCCTATGTTTTATAATAGTGATCAAGAAAATAAATTTAAAGAAGTATTATTAAGTACATTGGAGGATAAAGAATAGTTTTATTTTTTAAGTAATATCATAAATGTTATATGATGATGTAACTATTTATAATTGAACATATCTTACAAGTAGTAATTGAAAATGAATATTATTTAAGATTATTCCTTTTGAATTTGAGGAATTAAAAAAGAAAGCAATAGCAATTAGAAATAGAAGCGACAGATTAGGGGATTATAGTATTGAATCAAATGAAAAATCAGAACTAAGCGTATATGGATTTTATTCTGAATATGTTGTTTGAAAATTATTGTGATACTACGATAATTTTGAAATATTCTTGGATAGACTAGACCCAACTAAATGACTAGATTGATGAATTGATATAGCACTTGATAATTGAATAAAAATTCAGGTAAAATATACTGAATGGTTTTCTTGATGAAAACATTCTTGAGATATTATGAATCAATATGATAGAAGCCTTACCTCAGATTACTATATTTTAGTAACAAAATGAGATGAGTATATTGATAATTCATTAAGGATTGTATGACGAACTGATAAAGAACATTTTATGATTAGGGATGATAAGCAAAACAATCACTGATTTATTAAGAAAAGACAAAGAAAAATTAATAGATGCACAATACAGTCAAATTTATTTGATATGGATGAGTTGGAAGAAGAATTATGAATAGAGTATATTATGGATTGATTCAAATATTTAGATTAATCACATCTAAGTTTACAATATGTTATTTATTATTAAAAAGCCCTAATAAAAGGGCTTTTTATTTTATGAATTATATCTGATTATTTAACAAATGCTTTAAATTCAGAACCAGCTTTGAAAGTTACAACATTCATTGCAGGAATCTTAACTTTTTCTTTTGGATTTTGAGGATTAACTCCAGTTCTAGCAGCTCTCTTAGATTTTTTAAAAGTTCAGAAACCTTGAATTCTAACTTCTCCTTCTTTCTTAACTCCAGCCATAATTTGTTCTATCAAGGTATTAACCAAATCTCCGGACATTCTCTTAGAAACTCCAAGATCTTCAGCTAATTTTTCAATTAATGCAGTTTTAGTCATAATTAATAAATTTATAAGATAAAAGGTAATAACGTTGGTATCGTATAATTTTTGCCATTAATTTCAAGAGTTATAGTTTATTTTAAATAAAGAATTGTTTCTATATAATTCAGTATTTTTAGTTGCAACCTTAATTATCCATCACATCATAAATCCAATCTGGAGTATCTCTTCGACAGCTTATTTGTACTACATTTTCTTTATCAGTATTTTCATCACGTCATAAACACTCATTTTGAAATTTTAGAAAGTCTTTAGCATTATGTGAAGCTATTTGTTTTCATATTTCTGTATTAAAGAATCTTTCATGAAATACTCATTCCCATGCCAAACGGCATCTATCAGCATCCCATAAACAAGCAGAAATATAATCTGGAGCTTTCTCTCATCCTGTATGATTTGCAATTGCGTTTTTCACTTGTTCCTTTTCTTTTTCTGTTAATAAATTATCAAACATATCCATCAATTTAGATACAATCGGAACTGCATTGCGTCAATGCATCGTATCATGTCAATCACTAACTCTAGCTAAATCATGTCATGCACATGCAAAAATTACTGGGTATGGATTCTTATCCATATATACAGAAAAATATATTCAACGAAATACAACTCATTCTGTATGAGTTAGTAATCAGTGATATCAATAATCTTTTTGTGTAACCTCTGGAATTGTTTTTATTTTAGTAAGTACTTCTTTTTCATAGAACTTAAAATAATTACGTACAGATTCTTTTATATTATGTATCATTTTAATGATAATGTTTATTCAACTAAATTAATGAATATATTTTTTAAAAATCTTCTCTATTATAAAGGGGAAATCATCTATCTTCATAGTATTCATCCATTGAATATCCTCTTTCAAAGATAAACCTGATATCTTTTCAAACGCGTATTGCATAATCGTTGATTATTTTATAATAATCAGCTAAAAATACATATGGATCATCATATTTATAAATATCACTTAAATCTTTTACAGATTTTCATTCCTCTAAAAGTCTTTTTACGCTATTTGAATAATCCATTATATATTACTTATATGATAAACTTTATTATTATTCATAACGCTTGTCTTCTTCATCATACATATCAATAGACTCTCATTCTTCATCATTCTTATCGTACATTCAAATATAAACATGAGGGCCAACAGTATATTCTCATTCGTCATATACTCAATTAAAAGGATTTTCGTTTCAAAAGACACGCCTTAATCATCTTCTATCATATCAATTAATATCAATTCAATCTTTATTGTATCAGTCTTTATCAAATCAATATTTATTAAATCATTTTATATCGTATCAGTCTTTATCAAATCAGTTTCTATCATATCATTTTTCATTAAATCAATTAACATCATATCAGTCTTTATCATATTTTGTTCAAGTTTCTTTATGAGTTCAGTCTTTATCAAATCAGTTTTTGTTGAATCATTTTTTATCGTATCATAAGATATCGTATCAGTCTTTATCATATTTAGTTCAAGTATCTTTGTGCGTTCATTCTTTACTATATCAAAAATCATCATATCATTTTTTATTGTATCAATCTTTGTTAAATCAGTTTCTGTCGTATCATCTTTCATTAAATCAATTTATATCATATCATTCTCTATCATATCAACGTTTATTGAATCACGTTCTATCATATCAATATTTATCATATCAGTAAGGACTATATCATTCTGAATCAAATCATTCTTTATTAAATAATGTTCATGTTTCTTTGTTTATTCATCTTTTATTGAAGCCATTTATATCGAATCATTCTTTATCATATCAATCTATTGTATATCAGAATTTATCATATCAGTTTTCATCATATTTAGTTCATGTATCTCTATTAAGATCATCCCTATTCCATCATAAAAGATCAAATCATTTTTTGTCATATCTAGTACCTGTATCTTTATTCATTCATGCTTTATTAAATCAATTTCTATCATATCATTCATAGTCGAATCATTCTTTATCAAATCAATCTTTATCGTGTCATGTGTAATCGAATCAATCTTTATCGAATCAGTTTTCATCAAATCAATCTTCATTAATATTTCTGTTATTATCAACTTCAATTTTATCTGATAATTGAGATGTCATTCAATCAAATCAAAGAAATTTTAACCTTGATTCGATGTATTCTTTTTTTGTCTTAAACAAAATTGCTAAATCATCAATAGATATTTTATCACGTAAGAATGATAATTTATAATCATCATCAGGAGTTCGAGTTGGAGCATTCTTTTCTGTATTAATTATATTATCATTATTTGCTGGGGCAGATTTATCTTTTGTTTCTAATGGTTTAGGAGATGGGGGAGTATTAGGAATTTCTTTAAAGACTTTGTTAACTTTATCCTTCATCCATTCTTTAAATTCAAAAATTCTATTACTAAAATAGAAAGATTCTTTATCAACAGATCATTTAATTTTTAATCAACTTAATGATTTGACTCTACTAAGTGCAGTATATCCTTGTCATCATGCAAAGACATCTTGTAATTCCATTTGGCAATGGTCAAACGTCAATCATTGTGATTTATGAATAGTAATAGCATATGCTAATTGTACAGGAAATTGACGATATGTTCATAAAACTATTTCTTTTAATACATTACCTTCTCATAGTTCATATGAATTATTTTCCCATTCATATCTATAGACATCACAATTAATTCAATCTATTTCAACAACTAAATGATTTATATCTCAATCCTTCTCTATAATATCTTTTATTGTTCAGAAACTTCAGTTAACCCAAAATCAGTCTGAATCGTTTGATCTCATTATTATTTTTGCTCATATTTTTACAGTAATTTCTTCATCAACAGGTTTTTCTTTTGAGAACTCTCATCGCGAATATCATCTTAAGATATATTCTTTTCAGTTTATTCTACTTAACCACTCTTGATTATATAAATCAACTTTTAATCTACGTGAAAAAAGAGTTATTGCATCATTTTCTATTACTGTATCTCTACAATTGTTGAGTATTTCAATATCTTCATTAGTTATTCTTTGTTCTCTTATATGATTTAATATAGATGCAAGATCATTATCATTAGCTTGTCTATAATTTTTTATTAATTCAATAATATTATAATCTAAATCTGAGAAGCTTTCAGAGTCAAAGAATCGTTCACTTTTGTATTTTCATCAAAATTTTTCTCATCGATCTTTCTGACGAACGGGTGGTAGTTGATAAACATCTCAAACAAATATCATTTGTTTTCATCAGAATGGCTTCGAATTCTTTAAATAATATTTTAAAGATACATCAAGAATATCAATTAAATATGAATGAACCATACTAATTTCATCAATTATTATGAAAGGGGTTTCTTTTAACCATTCTATCCTATCCTTTTTTATTGAAGTTCTAGTATTTAACCTTAAATAATCTTTGTAATATATAGGGGTTGGATTGATTCGGAAAAATGAATGAATTGTTTGTCATCATACATTAAGTGCTGAAATTCATGTTGATCATAAAACGATTGGGGGATTCTTTTTTTTCTTTGATATGCTAATAATATCTTTAATCAGTGTCGATTTTCATGATCAAGCTTTACCAGTTAAAAAAATACAATTTTTTCATTGGGATACTAGATATAGAAATTTTATAGCTTCATTATTATCTTTCCACTTTGATATTCTGTATTCTGAAGGTAAATCTTCATATGATATATCTTGTTTATCACTTAGAGATCCATCCTTAGTTGTATCTATAGATCAAATATATTCATGTTTTACTTCTTCTTTTTTCTCTTTTTTTTCTTCTTTTTTTTCTTCTTTTTTTTCTTCTTTTTTTTCTTCTAGCTCTGGTAGTCATAAAGATGTTCTAATAATTTTAAGAAAATCATTACATACTAACTTTCAAACATCACGGTTATAAAAATGGCTTAGCATTGCTTCTTTATCGGTAGGTTTACATGAAGCAATTTCTCTGATTAAAGAAATCGGCAACATTTTATATGTTGCCCATTGTGGTCTGTCTGAATTTTTAGCATATTCCTTTCTTTTTTCTAATAACAATTTGAAAATATTATCAAAATCTCAGGCATTTTTATTTCACATGTCATATTCTTCATTTTTGTATCAGAGTTTAACTACTCATTTATCTTCTAATGGCTTTTCATTTTTACTTACTTGTTCTTTTTTATTAATAATTTTTTTAGTAGTGCTTTTTTTATGATATCAATCTCCATTGTATTTACTTCGAGTTCATTGTATTTCTCCTTTTTTCTTTGTTATTTCTTTTTTGATCGTTTGTTTTTTTTCAGAAACATTATTCCATCAATTATCCTTGTCTGAATTCTTTTTACGTCAAAATTTATCATATCATTTTTTATTATATCAATATTTATCGAATCAATCTTCATCATATTGTGTTCCAGTATATCTGTTTATTCATCTACTATCAAATCATCTTCTGTCATATCATCACGATAGCCAAGAGAATATTCACATAGTTATAAATATCGAATATAAATACTTTTATTATATATTCTTAAATTAATTTATTTCAATTTGTTTTACATTATAAAACATTAATATTTAAAGTATTTATTAGTTTAATATTTTCAATGTATAAGTTAAAAGTTTTAAGTTATAATACTTGATATTATTTATTTATTTTATATAATTCAAGAACCACTGGTTTTATCTTATAAGATATCTACTTATGTCTTCATTATCTTGGTCTCCAAGTAGGATGGAAGCTTACGTACGATGTAATAGAAAATTCTATTTAACCTATTATCGAAACTCTTTAGATGGTGAATTGATTAATAATGAAGAAGTAGATAAACGAAAGGTTTATTTTTTAAAAAATTTAGATTCAATTTCGACTCGAACTTGAAAAGTTATTCATAGTATTTTAGCATCATATTTTCTAGAACTTAAAAAAAATAAGGATTTTACAATCGAACAATACGAAGAAAAATGGTTAGATAAATTAATTGAAGTTAAAATTAAAACTCCTTATTATTTATCTGCTAAAAGAAATTATGATCTTTGATATGATGCTCAAGAAGATAAAGCATTAAAGAAAAAGTATTGAATGATTTGATTAATTGAACATTATTATAAGCAAATTCCTGATGATGAAAATGATAAATATTTAGCTATTATTATTGATAATCTTAAGAGTTGTTTACTATGATTCAGTAAATCTCAATTATACCAAGAAATTAGAAAAAATTTCGATAAATATGATATATATCATGAACCTCCTACGACAGATTTTGATGCAATGAAATTCAAATCTAAAAATATATCAGATTGAGTGATAGATTTATTTGTCCAACCAGATTTTTATTTAAAGGTAAAAGGAGAAAATAAATATATAATAATAGATTGGAAGACGTGAGATTCGTCTAAAAAAGAAAGACTTCCTGATCAGCTTTTAGCTGAATGATATCGTATTTATGCTGAAAATTGATTTGATGATAAGATAAGTATTGAATGATTTTTCTGTAATCTCGATGATAACTGAAGATTGACTACATGAGATAAAGTTGGAATTGAATCTGTTAAGGCATACGAAAAAGAAATAAATAAGCAGATCGAAAAACTTAGTGAAAATTTAGTAGATCATGATGTTCTTATAAATTCTCCAATCTCAATTGATAAATATTCGGAGACAAAAGACGATAAAAAATGTGAGATTTGTGCTTTTAGATCTGTATGTAAAAAATCAAATCATGAGTAATAATATATCTTATTGGACTTGAAAATGATATGAGTTTTCTGAAAAAAGTTTCTTTTTTGATAAAATTAAAAACATTCTAGATGCTTCAAAGATAAATTCTACAATTCATTTATCAGATGCTTTTATTCTTTGATGAGTTGAGTTTGATTGATTATTATTGATATGAAACATTTTTTATATTCTCAATTTTAAAAACCGATCAGGTGCTGTTAAATGAGGGGAGGAGTGAGAATGGGAAAACGATTGAAACGTAATGTATAATAATAAAAATCCGATTGAACAATGCGAGCATCAACAAGTTGTTTTAGATCAATTTTTAGATTGTAATGCAGATAATGCATATTATATAAAATCGGTTATTTGTTTTCCTTCAGATGCAAAATTAGATGATAATTTAGTTTCTTATCATGATAATTGAATTAGTATTTGTACTATAGATAATTTTTGAAATATTATAAATTCGATAGATACTGATGAATTGATAGATGAAGAAGTACTTGAGAGAATGTGATTAGCTAAAGAAGTTATTACAATTCAAGAGTGAATAAAAAATGAAGATAGAGATTTGGAATTTGAAGATGCTTTGAATATAGCCACAAAAGATCATCAAATTGTTCAAGCATGACCATGAACATGAAAAACGCATTTTCTTATTCATAAAATTGTAGATAAATTGATTGATTATAAAAAAAAGAATTCAGGTAAAGGAATCATCGCAATTACTTTTTCAAAAAGTGCAGCAGAGTCTCTTGAGGAAAGGATATCAAAAGTATTATTTGAACGTCATGGTTGATTGTTTGAGTTGAAGGATATTATCTGAAAGGTCTGAACAATTCATAGCTTTTGTAATGAAATGCTTAGAAAGCTTAACTATTTTGCTTATTTGTGATATTCTAAAGGTCCTGTTATAGTTGATGACTATAAGTTATCACAGATTATTGAGAGCCTATGATATGATAAAAAACTAATTTGAATGATATGAATTGTTATCAATAAGCATGATTGAGATTTATCGAAATTTAAAGAAGGTGAAAGATGTTTTCCATGAGAAGAATATGAGTGTGATTGAAAGATTATTAATGAATTATTCCAAAAATTGAGAAGTTTTCTCATAAATAATGATTATCTAACTCATGATTTTTCTTTAATGTTTACCTATGAAATGTTAAAGAATGAAGATTATTTAAAGAGATTCAAAGAACTATGATATACTCATATACTTGTTGATGAATTCCAAGATGTCTCTCATATCCAATTTGAAATAATTAAGGCTTTAGAGTTACGTACAACGATGGTATGAGATGAACATCAAGCAATTTACTGATTTAGATGAGCTTCAAATAAATCTTTTCAGTGGGCTGAACAAGAATTTAAAAATATAAAGAAAAAATACTTAACTTATAACTCAAGGTCAGGGACAAAGTTAGTCGACAAAATTAATTTATTTTTGGATAACTATAAACAGCTACCTGAATGAATTGATGTTAATAAGTACTTATTAAATCCTTTTAATGAATATGAGTGAGAATTTATTGTTGAGCTTTTTGATAGTACTCATAATGTTGATCAAGCAATTGTAGATAAAATTGAGGAACTAGTTCTTGAAAAGAAGGTAAAACCTAGTGAAATTGCAATTCTTTCGAGAAGTAAAATTCATGATGAAACAAGGACGATAGCAAATCTTTTGCGTGATAAGTGAATTATATGTAATTATAAATCTGATGTTTTAATTCAGGATCCTTTTGTTAGAGAAATATTTAACTTTTTGGATTTAGTCTTCAATCCAGAACATATTGATATGTGGCAAATATCTTGATTAGAAAAAAGATTATATGGACATGAAAGTATAACTAGATCTGTATCATGGAGTGAGGTTAAAACCGTCCAAGATTTGATAAAATATATAACAGAAAACAATCTTGATCCAGATAAAAGACTACTAAAATTACTTGAATGAGTTATATCCGATATTTGGGATATGACATTAAGTAATTTATTACTATCGTATTATAAATGAATTTTCTTGGAGAATCTAAATTTTAATGAAAAGATTAATTTATCTCATTATCAATTAATTATTTCAAAATTATTTACAATTAATGAAGATATAGCAAAATGAGATTTCTCAGTTTTTTCTGAAGAAGTTCAATATACGGAGTTTGTTGAGAATAATAAGACATGAATACAATGTATGTCTATCCATTGAGCAAAATGATTACAATGGGAGTACGTATTTTTATTATGAATGTATAAATGAATATATCCTTCACCAAGAGCTGAATTGGTTGATGAATTAAATGTTTGATATGTATGAATTTCTAGAGCTAAGAAAGCTTTATATATTCCTTATGCTAAGCTAAATAAAAAGTTTACTACATGCGAATTATCTGATGAGATTGCTATTTTAGATGACAATTTAGAATTTGAATCTAATGATTCTATAAAGGTTGATTTGAATCCATGAGATGTTGAATTCATTGGTTGATACTTATATGTTTATTGAAAAGAAAAATGAATCAGAAAGTTTCAGATATTAGATGAAGGTACTGAAAGGGTAATAAAAACACAAATGGATATATTTTGAAATGATAGTATTGAAACTATTCTTTCTGAGGATTCTATAAAAAATCATATCTATGAGGTAAAAGTTGATTATGAAAAAGAAAATAAGAATTTGAGAGAAGAAAATAAAAAAATAAAAGTAGAACTAAGTGATAAAATAATTTCTCAGCAAAATAGAATTAGTGAATTAATTAATAAATTGTCTGAAAATGAAAAAATATTAATAGATGCAGAAAAACAAGTTGAGATGGCAGAAAAAGATAGAGAAGAATCAGAATTAAAGTATCAAAAAGCTATTTCTGAATTGGAAGAAGCTAAGAATAATTGAAATGATGAATTAATTAATAAAGCAGAAGAAAAACTTAAATGAGCTGAAAAGAAAAAGAGAGAAGCTGAAAAAATTGCATCATCAAGAGCAAAAGAAATATTAGAATTACAGTTAAAGATTGAAGGTATGTGAAAAGAAATTGATGATCTTAAAATTTGAAGTGATAAAGTTAAAGCTGAAGCTGAAGAACAAATAAAGCAAGCTAATGCTGAGAAGGAAGATGCTAAGGAAAAATACAATATTGCAATGAAAGAATTAGAAGAGGCTAAGAATAATTGAAATGATGAATTAATTAAACAGGCTGAGGAGAAATTTAAAAATGCTGAAAGTACTATGCATAATTTAGAAGATGAGTTAGAAAGCAAGAATAAGAAAATACAAGATCTTGAGGAAAAAGTAAAAGAACTACAAGAACAACAAGAAAAGAATAAGGAGAATGCTGAATGAAAGTGAAATTATGGACATATTTTTAAAGCATGACAAAAAGAAGAAATATGGGAATTCGTAACTAAAAAAATTAATAAAGCTAATAGATCAGTAATGCTGATAGAGCCATATATAGATTCAAAAACATTTGAATTGATGTCACATAGAAGAATTTGAGTTAAGTGAATAATTGCTTATGAAAAGAGAAAAACCTTATATTCTGGTGAAATTAATTGAAATCAAAATGTTCTTTCTGAATTATTAGGTCATAAAAATGACCAAGAATGAAATCCTATAGTTGTTCGTACGTTAGCCAATTTGCATGATCGTTTTATGATTATAGATGATGTTGTTTATCAGATTTGAACAAGTTTGAATTCTACATTATGAGAAAAGGCTACAACAATTCAAAAATTAAGAAACACAAAAGAAGAAATTTTAGAAGCTCATAGGGAATAATTCTTATTTATTAATCATAATTAATCATGTATATACAAAATCCTATTCATGAATTGAAGTGAGTAAAATTTCAAGTACGAAATTGATTAATTAATGAATTTGGTTATTGAGAATGAGAAGTACACTGATATTATAAAAATAAAAATAAGGCATGGTCCATTAAGCCAATATTGGAAATTGGTGATACATGTAAATTCTATTATGAAGATTGAACAATTAAGTGAGAGGTTAGTTTGATAAGCATAGATTCTGAATTAGATGAAAAAAGATGGTATTGGAAATTATATTATCCAAATTGAAATTTACAGCTTGAATTTGAAAGTATATGATGACCTGTATGTTATCAAGAATGATATTTTTGTGATGATTTATGACGATTTGAATGTTTATATTTTTGAAAAGTTAATGTTGAAGCAAGAGATTCGTCATATATAGCAAGAGAATGGTGAGATGATTGTTGATTTGATGATGAAGATTATGACGATGATGCTGAATATATTTGACGTTATGATGAATATAATTGATTCTATATTAGAGATACTTTCTATACTTGGTTATATGATTGAAAATACGTAGAATATTATAAATGATGAAGCATTAAATGTGAAGCTAATTATGAAAAATGAAAGCTAGAATGAGAACGTATTGTCTATGATGAAAATTGAAATAAAAAAGTAGTTGAAATGTATCATAATTGTGTATTAGATTGAAACTTTGTCAGTGATGATAGATAGTTTTATTTAATTATATATAGTACATATGAAAGAAGATAAAAAATTTGAAGTTTTATTATGAGCATTTTACACTCATTGATTATGAAATGAACAATATATTTTGATATCTTGGATAATTCCAACAGGTGATGTAAATCTGTATAGAGTTTTTGATAGTTATTGATTTGAAGAAACTAAAATCAATCTTTGAAAATATGATAAACTTTTAGATAATCCTGAACTTATTAATAAAATATTAATGTCATCAAAACAATGGATAAATCTTGAGTGATTACGAAAATGAGAGATTCCGCATCCAAATTGATGGGCTCATTTTTATTATACAATTAATGTTGATCCTACAATTATAGAATATAATCTTTGAGATAAAATAATTATGTTTAATTTAAAAGAAAAGAATGAATGATATGAATTAAGCTATAAATTTAGAAGTCCAACTTTTGAAAAAAAGAATTTTAGGGGTGAAAAAATAGAAGTATCATTATATGGTAAAACTAAATGATTTCCTCATAAAATTTTTTATCAGTGATTGTCTCATGTCTATTCAAAAGAAAATAGTTTATCATCAGAAGTTAAGAAGTGATGATTTGAGGGTATAGAATCTGTGTCTACAATGGATGATATTTTAAATTACATAGAAAAAACGATAAAAAAACATGATAAAGCTGATATTAAATATTGAGATTGGAGTACTGAATATATATGTGATGAGCTACCATTTTAATTTTGTTCTAAATTTTTTATGAAAAATCTTTTGTTAATCTGGTTGTTTATTTGAGTTTTTACTTTATCATGATGCTGAGATTCTAATTCTCCAGTTGAAAGAGGCTATTCAGATTTGCCTCCTATTCCTTATTGTGAAGAAAATGATTGAGTAGTAGAAACTATAAATAATGAATGAGAAGAAATATGGGTTTGTACTTTTGAAGATAAGAGTTATTGTATCTTAGAGGATTTCGCTAATAAAAAATGTAATAAATGAGATCAGCATTTTATTGATAATTGAGAAGAACTTAATTTTATAAATTACGTCGATTAATCCTGTCACAAATTCAGATTTCTATCGTATACATTAATAGAGAACATAATTTATTTCGTATATGAAAATTAGTATGGGATGGGTTATTTTCTTTATACTATGTGCATGTATAGGAGGAGAGGATTGAATTCGCTTCTTTTTTTCTATTTGAATAATTGCATTATTATTTAGTCGATTATGACGATGGGCTTTATTAATTTTCTTATTATAGATCATGAGTAAACCAGAAAAAAATCCTTTTGAGAATAATCAACGTTTACTATTACCTTTATGAAGTCGAATGGATGAATTTGAAGATTTTTTGGTTATGTCAGATAGTATTTTTCATATAACAAATTACGTAGATAACCCATGAGAACATTGAACAGATTATATGTATCACTATCAAATTGAATGAAATGATATATGGGTTCAATGTATTTTTTACCAAGATTTTTCAAGAGAAGAAAACGAGAAAGAAAAAAAAGAGACTGTCTATATCTGAATAGATAAAGTATTTACTAAATGAATAAAATGATGAGATAGTAAATTAGCTGATAATTATGAAGATTGAGAATTAACTAAAGAACAACAAGAGTGGCATGATGAATTAGTTCGTTTGAATACTCTTCATTTAATAGAAGATGATAATAAAGATCGTTACCCTCATGATGTAGCTAAAATCAAATCTTTCTTATTTTATCAAACATTATGAAAAGATAAAGCTAAAGAACTAATTAAAAACGAAATAGAAAAATTATGAGATAAGGCATTAGATATAGATATAAAAGAATTAAATGAAATAATGGAAACTTGAACTATAAAACGCCCTAAACATTATGAGCAATTATATTGGTTAAAAAATGTAAAAGAATGGGCTGAGTGAACTGATAATCCTGAATTACCTAAAATAGAAGAGCAGATCAGGGAATTAGAAGCAGATCAATAAAATATGCATAATTAGTTGTAATACTTAATTAAAACAAAGCCCCTTGTTTAAACCTTATATCTTGCAGTCCACTTATACTCATTCAAACCAAGTTCACGTCTTTTAAATCTCGTAATTCATCGAATAACTTTGTAGCATAAGTGTATAATTCTTCTATTGTATTAATTGGATTATGAAGCTTCATTTGATGAGATTTATAAGAAAAATCTGTATATCTAATATGAACAGTTAATCTATCTCATGCTAGATCTCTATCTTTCAAAGATAATGCTAAGATTTCGGAGAATCACTGATAGAAGGAGAGTATATAATCTCTATCTTTTGTATCTTTTTTCGTAATAGAAGAAGCTCAAATACATTTCCTATCTTCATATGTATCTTCTACTTTTGTATTATCTATTCAATTAGCGTTATCATGTAGAATGGTTCAGTAACTTCATATCTTTGCTTTTATTAGAGCTTTATCTTTCTTAGCAAGATCTCATATTGTATTAATTCCCATTTTCTTTAACACTGGTTCAGTTTTTCTTCAACATCAAAAGAGATCTCCGATAGGTAAAGGCCGTAATTTCTCTTCTATTTCATCTATATATAAAGTATGAACTTTATTGGGCTTCTCGAAATCTGAAGCCATTTTTGCTAGGAATTTATTATTTCCAACTCATACATTAACTGTGAATCAGCATTTTTGATTAATATATTCTCTTAATTCATTAGCGACTCTTACTGGATCTCAATATATCTTTTGCATATCTTCATCGTATTCGACGAAACATTCATCTATACTGTATTGTTGAAATAACTTAAATTTAGATTTAATTATATTCATCATCTGATCCGAACATTTCTTATAATATTCATAATCTGGAGGTGCAACTTTTAATTCAGGACATAGCTTCTTAGCATCTGAAATTCTCATTGTAGTATAGATTCATTTCTTCTTAGCAGGGATAGAGCAGGCGAGTACAAAACCTTTTCTAGTTTCTTGAACTCATACAACAGAAACTATATTTCTGATATCTATTTTATAACCTTTTTCTAAAACCTGCTTTGCTGATCGTGATAGAAAAGCTGAATTAACATCGATATGAAATACTATTCTTTCCATTACCCACCCTAATTTTATATAAATCTGATTTTTGTATAAGAATATAAAATTCTTTGTCAAATCATTTTTTGACAAAATATTATAATCTTAAACAGACGGATTTATAACAAATATATCGAATGTCAATTTCACAGAATATAAGTAGTTTTACTGAAAATCGTCTCCGAGGATAGACGGAAAAGACAACTTATTGACATTTGTCAAAATATGCCATAAAATTTGCATTTAAAAAATTAATGGATAAACTATTAAGCGTGTGGTAGAACCTTACTTAAGTGGTTATCTTAGGTAGGGTAGCCACTTTTTTATTTTAATTCAGATTTAAATTGATATATTAATATTTGTTTAGATGGAATATAATTGATGGAGAAAACTAATGTAATGAGGGTATTACAACAGAAAAAGATCCAATATAAAGAATACTTTTATTGAGACACTTCTGCAAGTAATTGAATTGATATAGCTAAAGTTATGGGAGAAGATGAAAATATGGTTTTTAAAACTCTAGTTACTGAAGGAAAAACATGAGAGCATTATGTTTTTATGGTTCCTGTAGCTAAGGAATTAGATCTTAAGAAATGTGCCGTATTAACAGGGGAAAAATATGTAGAAATGATCCCTCAAAAAGCATTATTACCATTAACTTGATATGTTCATTGAGGATGTTCTCCATTAGGTATGAAGAAATCCTTTAAAACTTTTATAGATAGTTCAGCTAAGAATCATAATTCGGTAATCTTTAGTTGATGAAAAGTATGATATCAAGTAGAAATTAGTTTAGAAGATTTGTGTAATTTGATTAATATTACTATTTGAGATATTACAAAAAACTAATTTGAAAATTAAATATAATCAATAGTTATTGAAGTGAATCATGAATTTTCAACTGTATTATCTCTTTTATCCTTCCATTCAGGATCTCTTCTTCTTAGAAACTCTAATGCATATTTAGCTGATATATTTACATCCTTTGAGCTTATAGCTTCAAATAATTTTTTCTTAGCGTATATAAATGGAAAAACTTTAGCACGTTCCATTTTGTCGGAAAATTCCTTATTTTTGTTTAGATTGTAATAGTAAGTATCTCTATGAATTCATGCATAAAAACAAGCTTCTGAAACACTTGCACATCTTTTAAAAGCCTCCTCTAATTTTCCGACAGTATAATCATCCAACTTAGAAGGCCTTCATCTCTTTGTAGGGGAGTGATCCTTATTTATATTCATTCCTAAAAAGAAGAAATAAATCAGATAATAACTATATTATCTCTCACCCTAATGGTATTATATAGTTATTAATTTATGTTTCAATATCTATTATATATTTGTTATAAAGCTGAATTATTCTTTTGTCAAAAAAATAGACGGAAATTTAGAAATCCTAGTTAATTTCTATATTTGTAATTTCAGCAGGGGTGTTTTTGTAATCAGAGTCTATAATTGATAAAATTAAAATTTTTATTGTCTACATCTTAATACATATTACTCATAAAAAAGGGGACTTTTTGTGTAAAATTTCAGGCTTTTCTTGTAAAAACCATAGGTTTTAATTAATATAATTCACTTATCAAAATCTCTTGCAATGATATTTTTTTCTTGTACAATATGGACGTGGCTGAACGGCGGCCCATACTTCGCACAATCGTTGCTTTAACTCTACATAAAGCAACAATCGTTTCTACTTTGCAAAATCTAATGTTTCATTTTATCTATTATCCCTGAAACACATGAAAATGCAAAGCTTTATTGATTGGATCGCCTTTAACAAATGTTATGCAAAATCCACAGTAGAATCTTACACTAGAATGCTAAAGAAATTTGATTCATATTTGAAAGAACTTACTTTATGAAAAAGATGAATAGAAGATACTGGTCAGATTGTTTTACATGACGTTGAGTCGTTTATATCCCTACAAAAAATTAGATGATTATCTGCCAGAACTTGTAACTTATATTTAGCATGTATAAGAGACTTCTTAGATTATGCATCTCGTGGCGGTGAGGATGTTATCAATTATAAACAGATTTGTTTAATGAAAGAGCAAAGAAAAAAAGTTGAAGCGTTGTCGGAAAATGAAGCTCAAAAGTTACTGTTCTATATGAAATCTGATACAAGTAAGGATGAATTAACAAAAACTAGAGACTATGCTATAGTTAATATTCTATTGTATACATGATTAAGAGTTAGTGAATTATGTAACATTAAGTTAGAAGATATAAAAAGAGAACTACAAATTATCGGTAAAAATCAGACAGTAAGATTAGTATATCTCTTTCAGGATTGTATAGCAATAATTCAGTTATATTTATTCCTAAGAGAATGAAAGCATATCAATTCAGAATATTTATTTTGTTCTCATGCTTCTAATTCTAAATGACATAAACTAACTAGAGCGGCAGTAGAAATGATAGTGAGAAATGCCGGAGTTAAAGCTGGTTTAACTAATCCGGTCTGGCCTCATAAATTAAGACATACATTTGCTACAAGTATTCTTAGGAGATGAGGAAGTATATACTACATTAAAGAGCTTTTATGACATCAGAATATAACTACAACTCAAACGTATTTAACAGCTACTAACCGTGATCTTCGAGAAACTCAAAAATTATTGCTTGGTAATTGAAGGGGAGTGGATTGACTCGAAGAACCACTATCACCAATGCCTGAGAATATTATTGTTAAAGATAATGCATTATTCAATCAATTTAGGAATTGATTTCCAATTTTTCAGAATCAAATTGAAAGGGGAGTTCCCTCACAAGTTTGATATAATATTGGATACAATTTTTAGAAAAGTAAACTCCCCCGGTTTTGTATAAAAATCTTGGGAGTTTTTTATTTGAGGAAATTTTAATATAAAAGTAAATTATATAATAAATTCTACATGGATCATATTTCAAGAATTTTGAATAAAAATAGAAATAAAAAATCTGAATATAAAAAATCATGGAAGAATTAAAAATGGTAAAATTTTGCTTAATTGTGATAAAATTAGAAAATTTTAAGCGATGTTTTTTGTTCGAGGTGGTATATTGTTCCACTTTGAATAAAAACGTGTCTTATTTTCATCTGAACAGAAATATCAATTACTAACTGTATTTACTTGATTTTATACCTAAAATCATACAATATGGATCAAATAAGGGGAGTTTTAGAGTTAAATTTTTGAATCATAGCACTCACCTATGAAAAAATTTTTTCAAAAATCTATTGTAAATGAAGTTATATTTTTTATAATAAATTCGTTCATGTAGTGAAAACATTACAAAGTAATTGGTGGGCCTTAAAAGCTCACAAAAAATATAAAAATTTACTTTGCACAATGTACCTTGTGCAAAGTAAACCTAGAATTTGTAATGCGACAAATGTCGCTCAGAAATTAGTATATTATCACATATTTAAAATCCATGAACACAATTATTATAAAAAATCTGGATATAGATGCAACACATTTTGTAAAAAATCTTTTTGAGTGTTATAAGCTGATATCTGGTGTTTCTCCATTTCAAAAGATCAGATAACTACCCTATATATTCTATATAATTCAAGAAATATCAGTTCTTAATTGGTGTTTATAGTAAGATGAAAATAAGCGACGTTTTTTGTTTAAGGTGGATAGTTGTTCCACTTAACATCAAAAACGTGTCTTAAAATTTTGTGTTTTTTCGTTAAATAACAGATTTTTCTTCATTTTTTATTCTCCTGTGATTTCATTTTATTCAGATTTTTTTCCATCTCTTTTCTATAAATTTTTCTATAAAATGATCCATTATAAATTTTTTATTTAATTAAAATTTCTACGTATCTTTACATTAGAAAAAATTTTCCATAAAAATGGGGGAGTTTACTTTAAAGAAAAAATGATATATAATATAGTTTTTCACTATCGAAAGACTCCCCTTTTATTTTTATAAATTTTAAAAAAGGGACTTCATTATCCATGAAAGTCCCACTTAAAACAAATAATAATAGTAATTAATTCAATTAGAATGCGTATCAATAATATCCCACTCCCCTCTGAGCGTTGGGTATGAATCCTGAATTGAAGTTAGCCCTCTGATATTCTCCGAAATATTTATCAGAATTAACAGCCATTAACTCTTCTGGAGTGTTTAAAACTAATTGTTGAGGTAATGGATCTAGAGTTCTAGTCTGATCGTCATACCTATTTAATAATAATTCTTGCGTTTCTTTAAGATCTTTATTAGTAACAGTTAAGTAATTCTGAGTAGTAGTAACAGACGAATGTCATAATAATTGTTTAATATAGTATATGTTTCATCATCTTCTTAGTAAATCCGTAGCAAAAGTATGACGTAATTTATGAGGCCAAACAGGTTCAGATAGTCATGCTTTTTCTCAAGCTTCCTTTACTATATTTTCTACAGTATTTCTAGAAAGTTTCTTTCATTTACTATTTGACGAATGAGAACAAAATAAGTAATCTGATTTAATTTTTTTCCCTTCTCTAAGAAATAGATATAGTCTTAGGATGTTTACATGATCCTGGAAGAGATAGACTAATCTAATTGTGCTATTCTTTCAAATAACCTGAAGCTCTTTTTTAACATCTTCGAGCTTTATATTACAAAGTTCACTAACTCTCAATCCTGTACCTAATAGCACTGAAACTATAGCATAATCTCTAGTTTTAGTTAATTCATCTTTAGAAGTATCAGATTGCATATATAGTAATAATTTTTGCTTATCGTTTTCGGATAAAGCTTCAATCTTCTTTTTAGAGGATTTCATTAACGTAATGTCTTTGAAATCTAATACTTTTTCTCAGCAATGCTTAGCGTAATTAAGGAATGCTCTAATTATTACTATATGAGAATTACAAGTTCTTGCGGTTAATCACCTTAGTTTTTCTCATCTTATGAATCATTCTATATCGAGTGCGGTTAGATTTTCAGTATCCTCGATTCCCCTTCTATCGAACGTTAATTCTTTAAGGTATTCATCTAATTTTCTAAGAGTTCTAGAATAGTTATCTATAGTGGATAACGAACTTTGTTTGTTGGTCTTTAACCAAGTTATAAATTCAGATATTTTCATCGTAATGAGTGACAGCAAAATAAATCATACTATAGAATAGATAAAATAAAAGTTCGTTGTTGTGGATTAAGCAATGGAAATACAACGAACGGCCGTTCTTTATTTTGTTGTTCATCCACAATGGCATGATATTTGAAAAAAAACAAATTGCAAGAGAAACTTTGATAAAAAAGTTTTACCAGTTCCTATCATATAAAAAACAAAAATCAACCGTCGGTTGTTTTGGTTGTTTTACATAGAAATCAGGCTTTAGATGTAGACAAGTCAAAATTGAAAAATAACAATTCCAGACCTGAATTACTCCGTAGGAAATCCCCCATTTAGAAAAAGAGTTAGACAAGCCAAAAATTCAGATTTTTGACTATTTTTTTGACAAAAGAATAATTACAGTTTATATTTGAATAAATCTTTACATTGAATTCTGAACTAAGAACATTATAATATAGTAAATGGATGGGTATAAACCAGATTTCGTCTGGTATTTATAACCTGTCCTTTTTAAAATATGAAAATTGAATACTTCTCCCCTGCCCTTCTTAAACCATATGAGAAAAATAATAAGATCCATGACGATGAACAAGTTGAAAGAATTGCTAATTCTATAAAGGAATTTTGATTCATTCAGCCTTTAGTAGTAGATAAAAATAATAATGTTATTATCTGACATTGAAGATTATTAGCTTCTGAACTACTCTGATTAGAAGAAGTTCCTGTAGTTAAGCTAGAAAATCTATCTGAAAATCAGATTAAGAAACTTAGAATATTAGATAACAAACTAAACGAATCTGAGTGGGATATCGATAACTTAAAATTAGAGTTATCAGATTTAGACTTTGATTTGAGTATATGAGATTTGAATCTTAGTGCAGAATTATTATTTCCTGATTTGAAGCTTTTTGACGATGAAGAAACAGAAATTGAAGAAGACGATATCCCAGAAGTTAGTGAAAATACGATAGTAGAATATGGAGATTTATTCCAGTTATGAAGCCATAGATTAATCTGCTGAGATTCTACTAAGATAGAAATCATAAATGAAGTACTAGGAGAAGATAGTATAGATATGGTATTTACAGATCCCCCTTACAATATTTGATATTCATGAGTAAAAGATAAACGTAAAATCGAAAACGATAAAATGGATGAATCAGATTTCTTAGAATTTTTAAAATCATGAATACCGTTTTGTGATACTTCTTATGTTTGCTGTTCATGGCAGTACGCTCATTTATTCAAACAAGCTATGACTGAAATCTGAATGCCTCCTAAAGCTATGATCGTTTGGAATAAAGTTAATCCAGCTCAAAATTTGGATAAGTACTTCAAACAGCATGAGATTATCTTCTACTATTGAAAATTTTGAGGAGAAAAAACTCTTAGAGGGGATATTCGAGAAGTTAAAAGGCAAAAGAATACTCTTCATCCTACTATGAAGCCTTTGGAGTTAATAGCTATAGCTTTGAAGGATAATCCAGACAAGAAAATAATCTATGACGGATTCGGAGGATCAGGTTCTACTCTTATAGCTTGTGAACAGCTAAATAGAAAATGTCTAATGATAGAGTTAGATCCAAAGTATGTAGAAGTTATTATTAAGAGATATCATAATTTAAAACCTCAGTGAGAAATAAAATGTTTGAATAGAGATATAGATATATCTCAAATTTTAGATTCTAACTAAAACTAATGGCTGAAAAGAAAAAGAGATGAAGGCCGTCTATTTTAGATGAATCGATTATCAAAAAATTAGAAGAAGCTTTTAAGGTTGGTTCATCTATCACTCAGGCCTGTACTCATGCAGGAATTTCCCTTCAAGACTTTTACAACCGAATGGAGAAAAATAAGGAATTTTTTGATAAAATGGAGTCAGCAAGAAACTTCCCTTTCATCTTTTCCAAAGAAGCTATCTTTAAAGCTATTAACTCTAAAGATCCTAATGTTTCAGCAAAATATGCTTTAGAGTTCTTAAAAAGAAGAGATCCAGATCGAAAAGATAAACAAGAAACTACTAACTTAGATTATTCTTTTACTTGAATAACTATCGAAGATGCCACAAAGGAATCTGAAAGTTCAACTAACTAAGAAACAGCAGGAATTATGGAAATGTTTCTTAGATAAAAAGATAACAGAAATTCTTTATGGAGGATGAGCCAGATGAGGTAAATCTCGAGGAGTTTGTGAAATCATAAATATGACTTGTATTCAAAGGCCTTGAATAGTTCGATTAGTATGAAGAGAAGAATGGGACGATCTAAGAAAAACTACTCTAACTACTCTAATTAAAGTTCTAAACCACCATTGAATGCAATCCTGAAGAGAATTTAATCTTAATCTCCAGACTAAAGAATTAAACTACTATAACGGTTCAAAAGTTCTATTTGTACCTCTAAAACAGCAACCGTCTGATCCTGAATTTAACTGGTTAGGATCTTATGAAATAACATATGGATTTGTAGATGAAGCTCAGCAAGTATCTAGAAAAGCTATCGATATTATTCTTTCTAGATGTACGGAAAAAATAAAGGAATATGATTTAGTAGGTAAAGTTATTATGACTTGTAACCCTATGAAATGCCATTTATATTCAGACTTCATTAAACCTTTTAAAGAATGAAATCTGCCAGAAGATAGAGTGTTTATTCCTTCTCTTTATAAAGATAATCCGTTTATAGATCATAAGAAGTATGAGGAATGATTAAAAAGAGCTGATAAAGTAACTAAAGAAAGGCTTCTAAAATGAAATCGAGAATACGATGACGATCCAACTAAGTTATACGAATATGATTCAATAACAGATTTATTTACTAATAATTGAGAATCTTGAGAAAAGTATATTACTTCAGATATAGCTAGATTAGGATCAGATAAAACGGTTACTATCGTTTGGGATGGATTCATATGAAAAGTCTTTAGCTTTAGAAAGAATAAAACTACAGAAACTTCTAATATTATTAGAGGATTACAAAAGCAATATAACGTAAAGAATTCTCATACTATTTGTGATGAAGATGGAGTTTGAGGCTGAGTAGTAGATCAATTAGGCTGTAAATGATTTATAAATAACTCCTCCCCTATCTTATCTGAAGAAGAAAAAGAACTTAGGAATTATAAAAATCTGAAGGATCAATGTTATTTCGAATTAGAACCTATTATAGCTTCAGGCAAGATGAAACTAATAGTTATCAACGATACAGATAAAGAAAATATAGTAGAAGAATTAGACGTTATAAAACAGAAAAACCCAGATAAATGAGGTAAATTACAGATAATTACTAAAGAAGAAATTAAAGAACTAATATGAAGATCTCCAGATTTTGCAGATTCAATAGCTATGAGAATGCGGTTTGAACTTAATAAGCAACCAGACGTTCAGATTTATTTCATATAAAAAGATCTATATGGTTTGATATATTACTCCAGAATATCGAGAACCTAAACCACCTGAATGATGGCCTTTATGAAGGATAGAGCTTTTCTATAAACAAAATTTCAGACTTCAATGCTTTATCTTTTTAAAGTATAGAGAAAGATGGAGAAAGAAACTAATAAAGAAATATTTGTTTATTAATACTGAAGAAACTTACTATAAGTACGATCATAAAGCTAAAGAAATTATGAAAGAAGCTTTTAAATAAAAATAATTTATTTTATCTAATGTCAATAACTTGTCTATTCCGTCTAGCCCCTGAAGGAGTTTTCACTAATATCAATTGAAATCTGAAACATTGACATTTAATATATTTATGACAATCACTTGCAAAAAGGTTGTAAATCCATATGTTATACCTGCCTCGATAGAGGTAAAGTCGCAAGAAAAGATAGTTTTTTTCATGGAGGAAGAACAGGATATAAAAATTCCTGTTTTTCTTTTATTTTAATATGAAATTACTATAAATTATTTCTGTTTATATCAAAACAAATAGATGAAAGATAGAAGATTAGATCACATTAATAACGTTATTCAACCTCGAGATGTAGATCAATTTATAAGAACATTCTATTTGAATCAGAATTGAGATATTAGTAATGAAGAATTAGAAAAATACTTATGACGTGTACGTGAACAAGCTTATGAGAATTGATATGCTGAAGAAGAATATCAAAAAGTAATATCAGATGCTAAAGATATAGCAAGTAATTTAGAAGGTTTAACAATTAATTTATAATTATGATGTGAATAGTTTTTAATTGAAAATTACTCACAAATAAAATAGATACACCTGAAAAGCGTATTAGTATCTGTAATAAAGAAATAAAAAGGTTTATTAAAGAGAAAGAAGAAGTTGATTGAATTAAATATCATGATTTAAAATTAAATGAAGAAATTGTTGATTGAAATATAGTTACAATAGAATGAGTTGTTATTTTTGAAAATTGAGAGGATGAATATTGATTAACATTCGTCTTTGATACACTTACTGGAAGTTTTATGATGTCCACTGACGCAGAATAAAATAAAAAAGTACTCGAAAAATGGAGTGATTTATACTCCTTTTTTTGATTATTCTTATAAATAAGAGATACTAGTGGCATAAATTTATATCCTATCTTATAAATTATGCCATTTACCTGAAAAAAAGTCTGAATCTGAGTTTCTTTAGAAACTACTAGAGGAGAAAAGAAGCTTCCTATTCAATATCGATTCCCTCGAACTGATAATACGTTTAGTGATAAAGCTAATGTAGAATCTGACAGCTGAGTAGTAGATACTATTGTAGATTCTATTAATTCTGAAGTAACTAAACAACGATCCGAATGAACTATATGAGGTCAGGTTTATCCGAATGGAATCTGATTTTTCTTATTAGCTTTATTGGGAAATGTAACTTCTAGCTGAAGTAATTGAGTTTATGAACATAACTTTTCTTTATTAGAATCTAATACCCACCCTACTCTAACTATTTGATCTTTTACTCCTATTTCATCTTCTAGCTATCCTTTAGCTATGATAGAATCTATGGATTTTACAGCTGAAGTATGAGGAAAATTTACTGTTTCTATAAATCTTAAAGCTAAGAAATGAGAAAGTTCTACTCATATAGTTTCTTATACAGATGAAACAGGATTTATAGCTAATATGCTTAAAGTATTTCTTGCTGACAACCTAGAAGGTTTAGATATAGCAGATAATATTTGTTTACAATCTATTACTATTTCAATTAAGAAAGAAATCAAAGATATAGAATGTCTATCAAGTATAGATCCTATCGATTATATTAATTCTTCTTTCTCTATCGAAGGATCTATGGAAATGTTATTTGAAGATAATACCTATAAAGATTATTTCCTAAATGGTACTCCTAAAACTCTAAGATTATTAGCTGAAGATACTAAGCACCCATATGAATGAGTGGATAATTACCCTACTTTTATGCTTGATCTAGCTAAAATTAAGATAACGGATTGGACACCAGCATTTACTGTAGATGACGTAACAAAACAAAGTATCAGTTTTAAAGGTCATTATGATGTAAAAAGTCATAAAGCTATTGAAGTATATTTAAAGAACTCACAAGAGAGTTACTAATTTTATCATTAATTATAACTATCATGCTATTAACAGAGGATAAAATAAATGAATTAAAAAATCTGATTTCTTCTTTTGATTTAAAAGAAGTTAATAAATGAAGAAGATTTAGAGTTGTAGCTTCTACTCAAGATTTAGATAGATCCTGAGAAATAATTAAAGCTGATTGATGGGATTATAAAAACTTTATGAAGAATCCTGTTATTATAGCTAATCACATTTATAAGATAGAAAATATTGTAGGTAAAGCCACTTCTATCTACGTAATGAATAATCAATTAATTATTGAATGAATTTTTTCAGAAGCTAATCCTTTAGGAAAATTATTAGCTGATCTCTATGATGAATGAATGGTAAAGACAGTTTCTGTTTGATTTATTCCTAAATCTAGAGATGAATCAAATAAGAGAATAATAACTAGTGCTGAACTATTAGAATTATCTTTTGTAGCTGTACCATGTAACCCTAACGCTTTAAGTTTAGATCAGAAACAGCTTTTAGAAGAAAATTGAATGTTAGAAAAATCACCTTCATTTTCAGGTACGAAGAAATCTGAAAAATCCAGTGATTTATCAGAAGATAATGTAGATAATTCCTGAGAAAATTCAATATCAAATAAAGAAATACTAAATACGCTCAATGATATTAAATCCCTCTTAGAAATTTTAGTAGATGGCAATACTAAAAAACTATCTGAAGCTAATATCTTAGCTAAAGAAACACTTCAAAGTGTAGCTAGAACTGTAAATCAAGGACTAGCTTCATTTAAGAAAAGTCTTTAGGTTGCAAGCAGGCTTTTCTTATCTTTTTATTCTATATTTATTATCATTATGACACCTGAACAATTAAACCAAATTGCTGACTTAATTGCTAAGTCATTAGAAGATTGAGTACCTGAGGCAGTAGATGCCGCAGTTGAAGCAAGGCTCAAAGAAATTAATTTATCAGAGAATGCTGATATTAAAGAAATTAAATCTCAATTAAAAGAATTAGTAGAAAAAGCTAAATTCTGATCATCTAAAGATGAAGATTTAACAGAAACTAAAGAATTATTCGTTTCTGCTCTTAAAGGATTAAAGAATTGAGATCTTTCTTGAGTAAAAGCTATGAATACTGGTTCAGCTCAAGATTGAGGTTATCTAGTTCATCCTGAATTCGAGAAAGGAGTTTTTAGAATCATGTGAGATTACGGTATCTGGAAGGATTGTAACGTTCAAAGAATGAAATCAGATACTAAATATTTCACTAAAAGAGTAGAATGACTTCAAGTATTTTATACGGATCAGGCTCAAGCTTATCAGGATACAGCTATGACATATGATAGAGTTCAAATGATAGCTAAAAAAGTAGGTGCTATCCTTTCTTCTACATATGAGCTTATCGAAGATGAAGCAGATTCAGACGAAATTTGGAGTGCAGCTCAATTAGAATTTGCCGAAGCTTTTGCTAAATTCCTAGATACTGAAGTATTACTAGGAACTGGAGATCATGAGCATAATTCTGAAATGGTTTGAATTACAAACCTAGAGAATGTTAATGTAATTACTTTATCAGGAGGAATTAATACTCTAAATCATGACGCTTTAATTGATGCTACTAGAAAAATAGATCTTAAGTATAAGAGAAACTATAAACCTAAGTGGTATATGTCACAAGACGCTATAGCAGTAATCGAAAAGCTTAAAGATGATGACTGAAGGCCTCTTTATAGAACTCTAGATAATGGAGAAAAAGGATATCTTCTAGGTTATCCTGTAGAATTAACAGACGTTATGCCTAGTGGTTCTATAGGTACAGATACTCCTTTCATAGTATTCGGATCTCTTAAATTCTTTAATATCTGAATCAAAAGAGGATTTACTTTTGAAATGGGATATAAATCTGGAGATTGGGAAAAAGATATCAAATCTCTTAAGGCATCAGCTAGAGTTTGTGGATTATCTTTAGTAGATGAAGCATTCTCAGTGATTAAAACTCATGCCTAGTTTTTATGAGGGATAGAAATATCCCTCTTTTAGCTTTTAATATAACGCTTATGAAGTACGAAATAATTAAATGAAGAATTAACTGACATCTAAAAGGAGAAACTATCGAATTAGATGAAAAGTTGGTAATTCTTATGGTAATAAATACCTAAAACCTCTTAAAGAAGAGAAAAAAGGAAATAAAGAGAATAATGAGAACAAAGAACAGAAAGATATCCAAAATAAAGCTTTAACTTCAGAAAATACTGACACTAAATGACCAGAGAAGAACTGATAGAAACTTTAAAAACTCTTTTATGAGAAAATGATGAAACTAAAATTATTTATCTCATTAATTCTGCTATTGCTTATATTAATTGATATACCTTTCAGAATTATTCTTTGACTGATCTTTCTAGTATCCCTTATGATATTTTTATGGTAATTATTGAATTAGTTAAGAATAAATATCATGAGAAAATAGGAGTTCAATCTGAAAAACTATCAGATTATTCAATTACTTATACTACTAAAGATTTGAGTAATGATGCTAAGATCCTTTTAGATAGATATAGAATAATTCATGTTGAGTAACTGTAACAACTGTTTGGCAGAGATAAGAAGATTAGTTTATAATTGAAAAGTGGCTAAGTGAAAAGAAACTATAGCTACATATCTTTGATATATTACAGCTGTTAATGAAGAATCTAATCTTATGGCTGATGGTAAATTCTGAAAGGTATACAAACTATCAATTCCTAGATTAACTGAGATTAAAGAAACAGATTCTGTATTTATTAATTGAACAGAATTTAGTGTAAGAGGCGTAGCTTATAGGCATTGATGAAATCTATCTTTAACAACCGTTATATTAGAATTATGACAATAAGTATAGAAATCAATTGAGCAGATGAAGTAGCTAAAAAACTTAAGAAACTATGAAATGAGGATCTTCAAGAAGCTAGGAAAAGACGATTAACAGAATCTACTATACTGCTTCAATGAGAAGCTAAGAAAGAAACACCAGTGGACAACTGAATTCTTAGAAAAAGTATAAAATATGCTGTCCATAATGATTTCGGTGTTGTTTATTCAAATCTATTCTATGCCCCTTTTGTTCATGAATGAACAAGGCCTCATTTAATCAAGCCTGTTAAGAAGAAATCTTTATTCCGAATTGATGAAGAATGAGACCATTTTGCTAAAGTAGTTCATCATCCATGATCTAAAGCAAATCCTTTCTTTAAAAGAGCTGTAGAGAATAAACAAGAAAGGATAATTCAAAGATTTTATGATATTATTAACGAATATACTAATGATTAATGAACTAAGAGATTCTATTCTAATAGAATTAAAAGGATTAGATTCAGTTGCTGAAATTTATGACTGAATTCCTAAGAAGTTTTGAGGATTTCCTTCTATATATTTCACTTTTGATAGAATAGAATCTAACTCTTTAGATTCTCATACCTTAGATAGAACTTATTATTTCACTATTAACGTATTTCAAGAAACTACTACTAATGGAAATATTCAATCAGAAAGGAATCTTTCAGATTTATTAGACGATATTATAAATATATTTGATGCATCAGATCTAGGAGGATTAGCTATGTATATAGAAGAAGTAGGAGGAAATATTCAACCAGTTGAAACGGATAACTGACCTGCCTTACATGCTATAGTTGTATTAGCTATTCATACAGCTTATAGTCCTTATATTTAATTTAATATAATTATCATGTTTAATCGAATTAAAAATATATTTAAAAAATCTGAATGAACTAATAGTTGGATCTCATTTTTATGAGGTTATATTTGAGATAAATCGATTAAAGATAATGAATATGTTAAGTTCTTTATTGGCCGACAATATGCCGCAATTACTGCTATAGCTGATAGCGTTAGTGGATTAGATTATAGGTTATCAGATGGACATGATAAACAAATAAATCATGAATATCTAGAATTCGTAACTCCTGATTTACTTCAGAATATAGCTATTTTTATGAAGATGACTTGAACCGCTTACGTTCGAAAAGTAATGGCAGGAACTAAAGTTATCTGATTAGATATGCTACTGCCTCGATGTATTTCTCCTGTTATAGATACTAATTGAAATCTACTTTATCGAAATTATGTATGAAATTCTAAATCTATAAGATTAGAAAAAGAAGAAGTTATGGTTTTTGCTGAGTTTAATCCCTATGAAAGATATCCTTATATTACTAGAGGATATTCCCCTATTCAAGCTATTGCTATGACAGTAAGATGAGAAAAAGAAATAGAAGATTGGAATTATTCTTTATTAACAAACGATGTCCCTCCAGGAATGGTTTTAACTACGGATCAGGCATTAACTGAAGAACAGGTTAAAGCTATAAAATCTAATCGAGAAGCTAATCATACAGGTGCTAAAAATGTAGGTAAATTAGCTATTTTACCATTTTGAATTAAACCTAATAACGTTCAGGCTTCTCCTAAAGAAATGGAATTTATATCCCAACAAAATTGGGATAGAGATAAAATATTAGCTATTTATAAAGTACCTAAAGCTATTTTAGGTATTTGAGAATGAGTAAACGTTTGAAACGTTAAATCATTTAATCAGATTTATTCTTCTAGATGTATTCAGCCTTTAACTAGGAAAATAACTAGAGTTTTAAATGATAATTTGTTTAATTGAATAGGATCTTTTGAGTTTCTAAATGTATTACCTACAGATGAAGAAGCTGTAAGAGAACATTATCTATCATGAGGAATTACTAGGAATGAATATAGACAAGAATTATGATATAATCCTATTAAATGAGGAGATGTATTCTATGATTGAACTGTATGTCATACAATAGAAGATAATAAAAAGTCTGATACTTACTCTAAAATTAACTTTAAATCTATAGTTGAATCAAATATTCCTCGATCAGAAAAACGAATGATCAAAAGATGGGAGAAAAAACAAGTTACCTATAAGAAATATGAATCAAAATTAAGAGAATGATTACTTAAAGTCTTTGATAAACAAGAAAAAGCCATTATGAAGGAATTTGAAGAGAAGAAATGTTTCAATCCTTCAAATAAAGCTTTAAAATTGGAATTAAAAAGAAAATATTATGCTTTATATCAGTTATTTTTGAAAGATACTGTAGAAGAAATAGTAAAAAACGAATGATCTAGAGCCATGAATGAGTTAGAAATAGAAAAAGCCTTCAATTATAACGAAAAAACGGCTAAAAGAGTAAAAGAAATGCTTTTTACTTTAGCTAAAGATGTTGACTCGGTTACAGATGCTAACCTACTGAACGCTATATGAGAAGCTGTAGATCAAGGATTACCTCCAAATGAAGTAAAAGAAGTTTTAGAAGAAGTATTTGAAGATTTAAAGACTTCTAGATTAAATAAAATTATTAGAACAGAATCAATTAGATACTGAACTTTTGCTGAACAAGAAGCTCGAGAACAATCCTGAGTAGTAAAATATAAGCAACGATGGACGGCTATCGATGAAAGAGTTTGTAGTTCTTGTGGAGAATTACATTGAAAAAAGATTCCTCTTAAAGAGAATTTCTTTGATAAATGAGATAAATTTAATTGATTAAAATTAGATTATGAAGATGTTATAGGATCTCCTCTTCATCCTAATTGTAGGTGTGATATGATACCTTGTTTAGAGTAACTTTTTAATATAATTATATAATTCATAATTTGAATTAAACCTTAGTCACATTTTTTTTGCCACTAGTGAATATTTATTAATTTTATTTTTTAAATGTTTATACTTAGTGGGGAATAAATTATATAAACAATCAATATAATTAAATGAAATTTTTTCATATTCTTCTTTTTTGAAATCATCTTTTGAAATAGAATATAAATAATTTCAATACATAGAACGCAAATAATTATAGAATATAACATCTTCTTTAGGAATAACTTTTCTTTTTATCCTTTTTCAAGGGAATGATGGATTTATAAACTCTATCAAAATCTTTGGAGATAATGTAAAATAATGATATCTCTCATAAAAATCTATTCAAAATGGTCCGATTCTTTCGGGGAATAATTCTACCACACAGCAATCTGAAGTTACAAAGTTTCTTTCTCAATTAGAAATATAAATCCTAATTTTTTTTGTAAAAAAACGTTGAGTAAATTCTGTTATTATTTTTTCATCTGTTATAAAACTAACGAAATCTGAATTATCCTTTATAATATTAAAATCTCATTTTATTAATTTATTTTCTAAATCTTTATCTTCAGCTATTTTTATAATTCTTTCATCTTTTGGATTGTGTTGCTTAATCATATTATAAGACATTTGCATCATCTTCTTCATTATTTCTGCTTGTGAATTTTTCATATGTTCTTTGAAATATTCTCATCTTAATCGAGAAATCGTTACAAACTCAGATAATCCATAGATTAACTTATCTTCTAATTCCCTATAATTTAGGATATCATCTACTAATTTAAAATAAATATCAGAAAATTTAGTTTCATAGTAATTGAATAAATCTTCTGCCATCTGCGATATTACGTGCTTTTCTCAATCTTTAATCGAATAAAAATAATCACCACTACAAATATGCTCAGTACTTTTTTCCTTCAATGTTCTTTTATTAGATAAATCTAGAACCTCAATTTTTCAATGTTCATTTGTAAATTTTTTTAAGTAAAATTGAGGGACATAATGCTGATTTTTAGTCCATTGCTTCCTATTATTATATTGATTAATTATTTTTTGTAATGCTAGATCTTCTTGATCCATTCAGTTATTTTAAAATAAAACAGCAATATTTTAAATAATCCATATAGATTTTTCAATAAAAACTACTCTAAAAATGGAGTGAAATTAAGGAGAAAATTTCAGATTTCTCCTTTTTTTTATTAAACTATTTTTAGTTTTATAATCTAACTAATCATAACATGCAACTATGAGATTTAAACATTACTTTTATAGATAAATTTACGGTTAGGATCTTTCAGGAAATTAACAGATTAAATGAGAAGTTTAATGATTGAGAAATAGATTCTACTGCCCTATCTAATGAGTTATTTAAACTCTTAATAGCTTCAATTAATTGAGAAACTGATAAAGAGAAAATAATAAATCTGATCTTAGATATGGAATCTATAGAAGATTATTCAAAACTTAATGAAGAAGTAGCTAAGAGAATAAATGATTCAGTCAATAACTTAAAAAAAAAGAAATAGAATATGAATATTCTAAGATTTTTAAGCATATGTGATGAACAAAAAATGAAGAAATATTAGCCGTAGAAATTATGAAATATATGGGCTGGAGTTATGAAGATTATCTAAATACTCCATATGAATTAATTCAAGCTATTTTAATTAGAATGAGTTTAGAATCTAAAGCTAAATAATGGCAAAACAGAATGTTATTGAGATCCTAATAAAAGCAACTGATAACGCTTCAAAGAGATTTGAAGAGATTTCTAAGAACTCAAAAAAATTATCTGATAGTTTTAAGGATATCAGGAAATATTCTTGAATTGCTACTACTGCCCTGGTTTGATTATGAACGGTTATGGTAAATCAAGCAACGGATACAGAGCCTGTTAAAAATGCTTTTGAGAATCTAGCTAAAACCGTTTGAGAAAGCTCAGAATGAATGCTAAAATCTCTAAAAACAGCCTCTAAATGAGCTGTTTCTGAATATAATCTAATGTTATCTGCAAATAGAGCCTTAAAGTTATGAGTTACAAAAAATACTGAAGATATGACGGATCTTATGAAAATAGCTAGGCTTTATTGACAGCAAATGTGACAGGATGTAACTCAATCATTTAATGATATCGTTACCTGACTTTGAAGATGAAGTCCTATGATTCTAGATAATCTTTGAATTATTATAGATTCTGAAAAAGCTTATGAGGATTATGCTAATCAATTATGAAAAACTAAAAATGAATTAACTAAACAAGAAAAAACTCAGGCTTTAGTTAATGCTACTTTAGTAGAATGAAGAAAAGCTTTAGAAGAATTCTGAGAACCAGCTCAAACTATGGCTGAAAGATTTGCTGAATTAAAGAATACTTTTTCAGATACTGCTACTAGAATTTGAGAAGCCTTATTACCAGTAGTTCAAAGGCTTTTAGATACTATTAAACCTATTATTGATAGAGTTGCTGATTGGATACAAGCTAATCCTGAATTAGCTTCTAAAATATTATTAGTTACTACAGCTGTTAGTTGATTAATATTCGTTATATCAGGATTAGTAACTATTATCCCTAACATTGCTTCTGGAATATCATTTCTCCTATCCCCTATCTGATTAGTTATAGGTGCAATTACAGCTTTATGAGTCGCTTATGCTACTAACTTTTGAGGTTTTAGAGATTTCGTAAATGAAACTCGAAGTCAGATTTCTCCTATCCTTAAAGATCTAGCTGAAGCATTTATAGAATGTTTTTGAGAAATCTGGGAATCTATTAAAGAAACTTATAAGCAATTAGAACCTATATTGATTCCTATTTGGGAATTCTTTAAAGAAGCTGTTAAATGGACTTTATTATTCGTTGTAGAATTAGTTAAAAGTAGTTTTCAAGCTATCTGAGATTATGTTAGATGAGTAACATTAGTTTTTAATGAAGTTATTGATTTCTTTAAGAATATTTTCTCATGAAACCGAAAATGAGCTTTAGAGAATCTGAATAATATTACTGCTATTCGGATAGATACTCTAATTAAGATCTTTTGAGATTTCTGAATAGATTTACCTGCTATATTTGAAACTCTAAAAACCACCATTACTAACATTTGGGACGGTTTATTTAGCTGATTAAAGAATATTTGTTCTTCAGCTGTAGATCGAATTTCTTCTAAAGTTCAAAAAGTTCGAGATAAGATAAATGCGGCAAAAGATGCTATAGCTTCTTTATGGGGCTGAGGATCTTCATGATGAAGAGCTTCAGGTTGAACAGTTTTAGCAGGCCAAACCTATAGAGTAAATGAGATTCACTGAGAATATTTTACTCCAGCTGTTAATTGAAGAATCTCTAACGCACCGCCTTCTTCTCCTAACATAAATATCAGCTTTTGAGATGTGAATGTTAGAGATGAAGGAGATATAAATCTCCTAGTAGATAAATTAAAATCAGAATTAATCTGAGTTTATCAAAATATTGCTTTATGATATCCTGGATAAATCATGTATAACAGCTTTCTATTTAATACAACATTATACTGATCCTTAGCTAATCTTTCATGAGGTGGCTGAGGAGATGTAAGCTTTAAAATTATTGCATTCAATAATTATGATTTTTCTGATATCATTATCTCAAACATTCCAGATGATTACGAATGAATCTCATTAAATATTCAACCATATGAATTATCTTCACATGGGCAAGGTTTATGAAATCGATTAATAAAGAATAAATCATTAAAAATTGAAGGACGAATTGTAGCTGAAAACGCAGTTAGTCTTGAAGCTAAAATTAACAAAATCAAATCTAAACTCCTTCAGTGAGAATCTTTATTGTATGTAAAAAGAGCTGATTGAATTTTACAAACCAAAGCGGTTGTAAGTGGTATTTCTATTCCTAGAGAAAATCGAACTGTTAATACGATTTCTATATCGATTACATTCAGCATTTTAGATCCTTTTATGTATAGCTTAGAAAAGCATGAATTAGCTTATTATTGAATCAGCTGAAACTTCTATACATCGATATTTTATGAAACAGGATCTCATGAAGCTAATCCTGTAATTTTCGTAATGTTCGGAAATTGAACTAACGCTAATGATGTTCAGATAACGATATGAGAAAAAATAGTAAAGATTAATTGAACTATGATAGCTTGAGATATCCTAAGTTTAGACTGAGAAAAAGTAGATGTAGCTAAGAATGGATCTTTCTGAATAGATCGAGTTTGAGAATTCTGAGAATTAGAATTTGGAGAAAATCCGATAGAGATTAAATGCACCTGAACGGCTAATTATTCTGTTTTTATCCAATATAGAGATACTTATGTTTAATATCAAAGTCTATGATAGAAATTGAAACTTTATCCAAACTCTAAATGAGAAAGAGATTTCTTGTAATTATAACTTTTCAGCTTCAGTAAATTCAGGATTTTCTTCTCTATCTTTTGATTATTATGGAGAATATAGACTAGATCATAAACAAAGAATTAAAATTTATAAGAAATGAAAAGCTATCTATCAATGATTTATTACATGAATTACTTTAAAAGAAGATAAAGGATGAAAAAGGCAGATCATAAAATGTAGCTGATTATTAGGATTATTAGCTTTTATTCCTTACCAGGATTGAACTATAAATATTAATCCATGAGTATTTATTAGAAATCTATTCTATAGCTTAGGATTCGATACTTATAACGTTAGAGATTATTCAGCTTCTATATCTATCGAATCAGACTGAAATACTGCCCTATCGTTACTACAAGAAATTCTAAAACAGACTTTAGATTATGCTTTCTTTATAGATCCAGAAAATAAAGTTCGATTTACTCCTTACGAAAACCATCATTTATTAACTTTTAATGATGACTGTTATAATATCGATCTTTCTGAAGATTCTACGAATTACTTTAACGCTATAACTCTAAAATATAATTGATGACAAGTAGTATGAAGTAATGCCTCATGAGTAGCTAGATATTGAATTAACGAAATAATAGTTGAAGAAACGGATATTAAAGATAATCCAACCGCTAACCTTAGGTTATCCTCCTTATTAAAGGAGAAAGATATAATAAGAAATTATAAAGTATCAGTAAATTCAAATTATGATTATTTTTCTATCAAACCATGAGATATTCTATCAGTAAGAAATACAGAATGGATCATAGAAAATAAACAAGTTAAGAAAGTTAATTACCGTAAAGATACGGCTGAAATAATTCTAGATTCCTATCAGAGTTTAGAGCGTTTTATTATTAATCAAAAATAACCATGTATAATGTAAAAGACAATGCAGAAGCTAAACTTCAAGTATGATTATCTTCATTGGCTACCACTTTGGTAGTAGAAATGGGTAATTGAATGTTGTTCCCTGAAGCTCCATTTATAGCAGTTCTTAATAAAAGAGATTCAGATTGAAAAATTACTAAATCTGAAAAAGTAGAAGTTACTGCTAAGGATGGAGATCAATTTACTGTTAATAGAGGTTATGAATGAACTACTCCATTAGATTTCAATGCCTGAGATTTCTTTTCTTTGTTTGTTCTTGCTAAACATATTAAAGAGCTTCAAGAATGAGTAGGAGCTTCAGCTAAAAGTAAATCTATTGCAAATGAATATTCTAATGAATCTACTTATGCAGTAGGCTCCATCGTAATGTATCAATGAGAAAGATATAGATGTTCTACAGCTGTTTCTACTGCTGAAAACTTTAATCCTAATAAATGGACAAAAGTTACTGTTCAATCCAATCTTTCTACAATAGAAGGGAATGTTTCATGATTACAGACTAACATGGATAATATTCTTACCAATTGAATTCCAACACAAGTATTAACAAAAAAACTGTTAGTTTGAGAATCTTTTACTAGCTGAGCTCATTTAGGATATATTCCTGAGCAGAATGAAGAATTAGCAACTGAGCCCATTACTTTATCATGAGCAAATACTTTAACTACTTATGCTTATGCCTCTTGAACTTCTTCTAATCAGATTTCATTTTATTGTTCAAAATCTGAAACTTGGACTACGGTAAGTGATATAAGAGTGACTATATGAAGTTTAACATGAACAGCATCTTTTAATAATATTCAATTAACTAGATGAAAAGTAACGGTAACTCTTAATTGAAATATAACTTCTAGTAGATGAACGTTATTAACTATACAATTTAGTCTAGTAACTACTTCAGCTGATTGAACATTTACTCTATATCAAGATCCTTATCATCCATACCCTAGTTGAACTACTTTAACTTATTTAATGGTTAATGATGTAGGACTCTATTCATGAGATGGAGATACTATGTATGCACATTGTAATTTCCCAGAAGCAAGAAATGCTAAAATAACTTGGAGTTCTTCGAGAACCCCAGATACTGCACATTCAAACGATTGAACTAATCGAACTTGATGAAGCTCAGGAACTTGAAGATATCGGAGATTATGTAGATATACAAAAAGTTATCATGCTTCTGATGTTAAATTTCGATATGTTAGATATTTAAGAATTATGGTTCGAAGCCCTGCTTTTGAAACGAATGTAGTTTATAGAATGGCTACTGATTATGCAAGAATATGAGATACTGCTATTTGAAGTACAGGAACTGCTACTTTAAGCTCAAATGTAACCAGAATTTATACAACTTCTTATACCCCTACTTATTCATGATATTATCATTTGGCAGATTCCTGATATTGTTACCCTTGTTTTAACGATGTCGTATCTAAGGAATGATTAAAATCTAAATATTTAGAAGCATGAAAAACTTATACAATTTACGTTAATGGTTGGGTAAATTGATGATCTTGAAGTTATTCTTATTGAACCGTTAATATATTTAAGAAATGTTGCTGATTATGAAAAATGGCTTTATATCCTATGGAAAATAAATCGTCATGAGAAGCTACATTTGGATTATTTGGATTTGTACCCAATATGCCTGTAGAATGAAGATTTATCCATGATAGAATTTGAGATCCTTATTGAACTATATCTGTTTGATGAAATTGATTCTTTGGAAGTTTCTGATCTTGAGGAGATGATAGTTTGTCAGCTGTAAGAGAATGAAGTAAATGTGCTTCTAACTCAGCCACTTCTACAAGATATTCATCATGGATTTATACAAGTGCAGAATATAATGTTTAATTCTTAACTAATTTTAATCATGAAAACTTTCCGAGAAAAAATGAGCATCACTAAGTTAGTATTTCTAATTCTAACTTTGGTTTTATCGTTTCAAACCGTTTATTTAACTCTAAACGATATTGAAACCTCTCTTTTTAATAATGCTATGCTGATGGTTATCAGTTTCTATTTTGGGCAAAAAGTCTGAGAAAGTAAGAAAGATCCTTTAATTGATACTAATAATGAGAATGATTGAAAAGATTAAGAACTATCTGAGCAATCCTGCTGTTTGGATATCGTTTATAGTTTTTGTATTTGGATTATGATTCAGCTATTCAAAATTGGATAGTAGAATTTCTGCTATCGAGAAAGAACAAGCTGAATTAGATGTAGCTTATATTCAATCTACTTTAGCCCAGATCCAGACTGATATCCAATGGATCAAAATTGAATTACAAAAATAAAAAGCGGCATAGCCAAAGCTATGCCTAATCTGCCAATATGGCATGAATATTATATCCACAATTAATTTTATTTCAAATTTTTCATAAGAAAATGTATCCATTCACTTTAAAACTATCAACTAATAAAAAATCCAGATGAACTAATCCATGTAAATGAATTATTATTCATCATACGGCTTGATGAACATTTCAATCTAATATGAAATATCTATCAGAATCTAAAGCTCAGGCTTCTGTTCATTTTGTTATAGGAGAAAATTGAGAAGTCTGAAAGATATGAGATCCTAAAGATATTTTATGGCATGCATGAAATTGAAGCCGATGAAATATAGGAAATGTTAATACTCAATTCCTATGAATAGAAGTAGTTTGATATTGAGAATATAACCTTAATCAATTTATCAGATTAACTGATTTAGTAGAATATCTTATGGGTAATTTCAATATTCCTAACGATATGATTCTTAGACATTCTGATGTAACTCAAGAATCAAAATTTACTAAAGAAAAACTCCTTCGAGATTGAAGGAGAAAGGTAAAGAAATTTGATATATGATTAAGTTTTTTTAGAGATAATGATTGATTTAAGATTCGGAGAAATAAGTTAATACCCAGAAAAGAAAGCAGATTTAGTTATTAATTAATCTTTATTAACCAAATAAACAATACAAAGAACCGCAATTATCAATATTATAATTCATTGAATCCATTGTCACAAACATAACGAAAAAAGACCATACATTATTACAATAAAACCAATAATCCCTATTCGTGATTCTTTCACGTTGCTGTTTTTTCTTATATTTTTTTTGCTCATGTATAATATAATAAATTTAAAAGGATAAAAATAAATTAATCAGCATAATGTAAAAACCTTAACTCCCCTGATTTATCTAATTCAACTTTTGTATCATATTCTGCATTTAATCTTTCTATCTCTTTTTTTCATTCTTCAGTAAGTTCTAAACTTGCTAGATATCTTTGAGTAACTTTGTTATTCCAGAGAACTAATCAATAAACTATTAAAGGTAATATGAAAATAAATCATAAAGCTATTCGTTCTTTTTTGTTCTGTGGTTTTAGATCCATTTTTAAAAGAAATTATAAATCTGATTTATTAATATTATTTTTTATGATAATTACAATTCTTGTTTATATGGAGAAATAGTATCGTTAAATAAATATTTCTCAGGTAAAGAAATAAATAATTCTAATCCTCCTTTTTGAGTAAATTGATGATCTACTCATGGTAAAGTAAATAATTGAAAATCATCTCAAATTTCTGTTTGTATTCGGCAAAATTTATCTAATTTTTCGTTATATATCGAATAATCATCATACTCTCATTGTATGAATATTATAGGGCAAGCTAAATACATCATTCAATGACAAATATCATCAAAATTTTCTTGTAAATAAGGATTTATTATAAGTAATTTTTTAAAGAGATGAGAATAACTATTAATTCCATTCATACATCTACACATAAAATAACCTCAAGCCGAAAAACCCATACCGTAAAATTTATAATCTTTATATCATAATTTTTCCATTTTATCTATTATAAATTTCATAGCTGAATCGAAATATAATTCTGGATCATCCCAAGAGATTCAAGGATTTTCTACTACAAAAACATTAACTCAATGATTTTTTACCAAATTACTGGCTATCGTAACATATTTATCTTTATAGCCATGAGTAGTTCATCATTTTCATACGATAATAATTACAGCTTCATTTAAATTTCACTTATAAAAATCAACAGCTATTTCATAATTTAATGGAGAATTCTCAGGAATAACAATATCTCATTTATCTGTTGGTAACTCAAAACTTAATTCTTCTGGCATGTTTTATTGAAAATAATTAAAGTCATTCTTTATATAATTTTTCTCAAAAATCTTTTATCTTTTCCTTTTCAACTAACCTATTTATCCATTCTTTAGGAATAGCGTCATATCAATAATAAGCTCATGCTAAGTATCAATAAATACATCAAGTAGTATCAGCATCTCCTCAAAGATTTACTACTTTCATTAATCAATCTTCAAAAGATTCAGACATTCTAAATCCCCATAAAGCAGTTTCTAAAGTATCTACAACGTATCCACTAGGATTAATCTGATATCTATCTTTCATTTTATAACTTCATTCTATTATAGGCTTTAGTATATCAGCTAATTCATGAGTTTTCCGATAATCTTTTACTGGAGAATAATATGGAGATAGAAGTTCTTTTTTAGAAGCTCAATTCATGGCTCAGATTATCAATCAAGTGTAGTACATACAAGAACCTATACAAAGATCCGTATGATGAGTTGCTTTACTACTTTCTCATGCATAAAATAAAGCTTTTTCTGGATCTGAATAATAATAAAGAGGAATTGGTCATATCTTCATTAATGATCCGTTTCAATCCATATGTTCTCATGATAAATCTGTTTCTCGAGGTTTATCTGTAAAAGCATCATTCTTATACATTTCGTAATAATACATCATCTTAGAAATCTGAATTCCTTCTCATTCAGGAAAATCTCTTAATCCCATATATCAAGTTTTATGCCATCTAAGATAATTTTCTAATTGATCTTCAATATCAAAACCTTTACATCTAAGTAAAGAATCTGCCAATAATAAAGCCATAGCAGTATCGTCAGTTCGTTCTCCTGGATTTAATCAATTTCATCCTCTATAATTATCTACTCGTTCAAATTCATCGATTCATAAAAATTCTACAGGTGCTCAAAGAGCATCCCCTACTGCCCCTCAAAACATAACTCATAAAAATTTATCCTTATTCTTCTCTAAAGTCATTCTTTATATAATCAATCAGCTAAATTTTTAATTAATCATTTATTAGTAACATTATCTTTTCGTTTAGAAGGAATTTTATCATAACCATAATAAGCTCAGGCCAAATATCAATAGATACATGCATTAGTATCTGCGTCATTTCAAAGATTAACTATATTTATCATTCATTCTTCAAATGAATCAAATTTAAAGAATCATCGTAAAGCTATTTCTAAAGAATCTATTACATATCAATAATGTCATGTGGATCATAATTCTGATTCATCTTTATAATTATAAGATCCTTTTACAATTGGTAATAAAGTTTCATGAATAGAATGAGATTCCCAGAAATTTTTTACAGGAGAATAATCAGGTTTAGATAAAATTTCTTTAGATTCTCATTGTAATGCTCAAATAACTAATCATACGAAATATTCAGCTGAACTTATACAAATATCTGTATTATGCATAGCTTTACAACATTCTTTGGCATAAAATAACGCTTTTTCAGGATCTGAATAATAAAACAGCGGTATTGGTCAAATTTTCATTAAGCATCAATTTCAATCCTTCTTTTTTCATGATAAATCTTCTTCTCGAGGCTTCTCTTTAATTATTCATTCTTTATATTGTTTGTATTTATATAATCTATCAGCTGTCTGTAATCACACTCCAAAAGCTCTATCTTGACTGCTCATATATCAATCTTTAAACCACATTAGATATTTATCCAATTGATCCTCTATATTGAATCATTTACAATCTAATAAACTTTGTGCTAAACATAGAGCTTGAGCTGTATCATCTGTATAATCTCAAGGTTTACTTCTAAACTTTCATCTTCATTGAAAATCTTCTACATGATTAAATGTTCATGGTTTCAAAAATTCAGTTACAGATCATAAGGCATCTCAAACTGCTCATCCAAACAT